ATCATCTCTGGGCTTACACATGGCGGCGAGCCGATCTCATACGCTGACTTGCAAAAGCATATGACTAACGCTCAGCTTAGCAAGCTAGCAAAGCAGAATATTGACTACTCCCACATTAGCGGTGGAGGAAAAGTAGCTCATAAAGATCTAATGAACATGCTCTATCGCAAGGGCTTTACAGGCAAAGCTTTGGATACAGCGTTTGCTGTCTCTCTTGCTGAATCTGGTGGTCGTGCTGGAGCAATCGGTGACGTAGGATTGCAGGACTCTAAGTGGGGTCCAAGTATTGGTCTGTTCCAGATCCGTTCTCTAAAAAATTGGAAAGCATATAACGACCCATACCGTGATGCCCACCGTCTACCTAGTGCACCGTTCAACGTAGAGGCTGCGCTTGATAAGTCAAACCATGGTCGTTCTTGGTCTGCATGGAGCACATACACAAGCGGAGCATTTACTAAGTTCCTAGCTGACGCTGTAGCTACAAAAGCAGCCGCGAAGATTCCTTCTTATGACAAAGGCTCAACACGTATTGAGCAAGATCAGCTTGCGGTTGTTCACAAAGATGAGGCAGTTCTTACAAAGACTCAAGCTGACAAATGGCGTCGTGGCGAAGGTATGGGCGGAGTAGATATTAAGGTTAATATGAATGTAAACATCGCTAATGCGGGCTTGCCACAGGTACAGCACCTACTTAAAGAGTTCCGTACACAGCTAGAGCGTGACCTTAAGTTGAAGGGAATTGGTAACTACTAATGGCCACCCCATCATATTTTTATGTAGTTTATTTGACTGAACAGCTTAATGGAACAAATGTTTACATTACAACCCCAACAGTAAAAGCAAACGTTGGGGATAGATTTGTCTATCAGGTTGTTGTATATCAAAACGATGGAAGCGGCAACATCACTCAGTTTACAAATACCTCAGCGGTCGCAGTGACTGTAGATAGCAGCCAAAACAACTATTACTATTACAGTGGAGGTGTTGGATTCCACAATATTGTGGGAACAGATGACACCAATCATTGGTACACAATGGTGCCCCTTATCTCTGCCATACAAAACGCCAAGATCAACGTTTTTACTCCAAAAATTAACGTTAACTTCCGCAGTGATAACAGCGCTATTCCGTTTCATTCTGGCTATGGGTATAGCCTAGATAGTTCTGGTAACTGGTATACACCGGTAGTTCCTGGAAGCTCAACTGCTCCAGATCTTCCTGCTAGCCAGGTGACTAGCATTCAAACTATTAATGTAACTAAAGCTATCAAGCAACCTGCTGTACCACAACAAGTTTTGTCACATGCTAATGGTCAAACTAATCTTTGCAAATACAATCAGGCTACAGGTCAATGGACAGCTGTAACGGTTACAGATAATCATAACGGCACCTGGAACGTATTTGTAACTAACTATAAAGCTGATGGCACTCAAGTTGGTAGTACAACCTTGCTTGGAACAGATAGCCAAAAGAGTGGTGGTCCTGCTTATTTAAAAGCACAGGCATTTCTTGTGCAAGCGGATACAAGCAACACCTCTAACCCTAAGACTCTTGTACCTAAGCCGGACAATACAACTAGCACCTCTACACCTGTCCCACCCCCAACAGATCTAGACTCTTCTAGTGTTAACCCTCCTACTAATACCTATTCTCGTACTGTCTCGTATTCAGATATAGTAAAGCTCAAGGATGTTTACATTCCGCCTGAGAAAAACCCTCTTATTTACACAGAGGTTTACAAGCTACTTCAAACTCCAAATACTCTTGGAAAGATTAGGCAAGATCCAAATACTGCAGGTGCGCTTAATGGAAGCAAGAGCAAAGGTCTTCCTAGTGGTGTAAAAATTAACGGGGTTAATACCCGTATTTGGGGCTTTAACTTTATGTACAACCCTACAACCATTTCCTACAGTACTCAAGCTAATAACTCTGTTGACTGGACTTATGGTTCTAAGGATCCTGCAGCATTGCTTCAGGGAAATACCTCTGTAACTTTTGATCTTTACCTAAACCGTATTGTTGACCTGCAGGTTCTTAAAGGCAATAACTACAGTAAGATGTATGGTGGAGTAAAGCTTACTGATAAGCAGGTTAATGGAATCCTTTCACGAGGCACGGAGTATGACCTTGAATATCTATATCGCGTAGTTAATGGCGACCCTACTCCTAACAACCCGCTATTAAACAACGGAGATAAAGAAGGAACTGCTGATTACGGTTATGTTACTGGCGTACCGTTTTGGCTTTACCTAAGCGATAACCTTCGTTATTTTGGAAGCCTTGCATCTATAAATGTCAACCACGTTATGTTTACCCCTAACATGGTGCCTATGCTTTCTGTCGTATCATTAACCATCGCCAGGTACCCATCAATTGCTACGCAAACTTCAGATGGTAAGTCTTACTACTCTGATTATCAGACATTTGCTAAGTATCTAACCTCATCTGGCCAGACACCACCATCGGGAGGATAAGATGATTGAGAACGTTTCTAGATACTACAACGGACCTCTAAGCCAAACCCCAAATAAATATACCGGGGCGTATGAAATTTCCGTCTACCGTGCGTTTCCTAAGAGCGAAACAGTTAAGTACTTTGTACACACGTGGGCTTCAGGAGAAGACCTTACAGCTTTAGCTGCCCAATACTGCGGTGGGGCAAAGTATTGGTGGAGAATCTTGGAGATTAATCCAGAGATCACCGACCCATTTGCTATTGCTCCTGGGGTTAAGGTTAGGGTTCCGTATGGAAACTAGTCCTACAATTGCTCAAAAAAACTTTGTATACCAAAGTGCTGCTTACTCTAGCTCTTTCTCTGTAGAGTTTCCAAAGCTGCCATCTTTAGAACTTATCTTGATTGGTGCAGAGATGTACCAAGATATGATGGAGCACGATCGTCTTGTGCTCCACTTTAAAGGCAAGCCATTTGTAGAGAGCACCTCTATTGCCAACCCTGACCCAGTTAAGTTCACCTACAGTGCTGACAATATAACCAAAGTATTTAACGGGTATGTTCACACGGTTGAATCTATCAATGGCATCAACGGTTCTAATACAGATGTTATCTGCGTATCTGCTTCCTATGTTTTAAAAGACAGCGATCAGCAGGTGTACACAAATGTTACAGCCGATCAAGTAGTATCTAAGATAGCTGCTAAGCACAGCATGTCTGCTACAACTCAGCGCCACCCACGAGTGCGCAACATGATCGTTCAAGCAGGACAGACAGACTGGCAGATTTGCACCCGCCTTGCCAAGCAAACTGGCTTTGCCCTACGTACGGAAAACACTACAATCACTTTTGTTTCTAAAGACAAGATTTACTCTGATCGTAAAGCTTCAGCCCCGTATTTCTTCTATGTAGACAACCCCATCAATGGAGTTATTACTAGAGCTGACCGTTCATACGGAACGATATTTTCTTTCCACCCACTTGTGTCAGATGACAGCCCTGAGCTTGGAATTAAAGTGGACCGTATTATTGGTGTTACAAGTTCTGTCAACGTTACCACACAAATCAAGACACCACTTAAAACCCCTAAAGTTTCTAAGGGTGTTGTTGTTCCGAATGCGAGCTACTTTCTATGAGCACCTATTCAAAGAACACGACTACAGCTACCCCTAAAGCAAACTTTAAGAAGTATCACGTACATGAAATTGCTGAGACTCTTACAGAAGCTAAGTACATCAGTGATGATCTTAGCAATAACTACCGTTACCAGCACAGAGCAAAGGTAACTATTATTGGTAATGTAAACCTAGCTCCATACGAACCAATCTATCTAGATGGTTTGCCAAATGGCATGTCTGGTTATTGGACTGTGCTATCTGTCAAACACATCTTTGGTGGAAGCCCAGCAGACTATATGTGTGAGCTTTTGGTAGGAACAGATGTGATTGGGGATACAAACCCAGATGCTAAAAACGTTACCCCTAGCAGAGATGTACAAGCTGAGATATCTAATCAATCTTTGGTTGCCCCGGATGCTGCGCTAGTAAACTATTCAACTTCAGTAAATGGTTCAAGTTTGATTCCCAACTATGGAAGCACTGCTCAAAGCCCGGCAGTTACTAAGTCTCCATTTGATCTATCAGACACCCTAAGTCCTGTACCTTATGCAGTCCATACCCCAGATTTTTCTAAGGTTAAAAGAACGGTAAAATGGGTGGCTACCAAACCGAACAGGGTGATTAAATGAACGATCAAGACTACATGGTTGACCCGCTAGGGCGTTTACGTTTCTTCGGAGTTTATTCAGCAATAGTGGTTAATAACAAAGACCCACTAAATAAAAGCAGAGTTCAAGTTCAGATTCCTGGAATTGTAGGGCCTAATACAACTAACTGGGCCAGAGCTTGCCTGCCTATTACAGACAACTCTTATCATCCAGACCACAACCCACATACTGCGGCGCAGATAGCTGCCCTGCTTACTACCTCTACAGCTTCCGCAAGCGGAGCAGATCCACAAGGCGGTACGGTAACGGTCACGGTCCCGCAGCTAACTGTTGTGGCTAAAAGCTCTACCCCTGGACCTACCAATCAGCTTAACCACACCCATGCAACTACCCATTCCATGATTACTCAGGTACCGGGAAGTAAGAATTCTTACGTTGCAGATGGTATTATTCAATCTGCGACTGATACGCAAGAGGCAAGTAAATATGCCAATGGCGTTACTGCACCAGACGGCACCACCACACCAGAGCATACATTCCATAGGGCTGTACCTGTTGTTGGGCAGCAGATCTGGGTAATGTTTGAAGGCGGAGATCCCGAGTATCCAGTATGGATTGGAGTACAGGCATGACACAGGCCGTTTACTTCCCGTATACCACGGATGCTGTTGGCGCACTCATTTCCACCACAGATCCTAGAAAGATATATCTGGACAAGGTACTTACCCTTCTCTCTACCCACGTAGGTCAGCGCCCTGTTACAAAAGAATACGGCACAGACTGGAGCGGGGCGTTCTTTGAAAACGACAGCGTATTCTCAACTTCTGTTAAGTTTGCAATCAATTCAGCAATCTCTAGATGGCTTCCTGATCTTACGGTTGCCTCTATAGATGTGAGCGACATTGGAAACGATGGAAATGCGATTGTAAATATTCAGCTGGTGTTTCCTGACAACACTAGCTACAACCTTGGAATTAACACATCTGTTTTTAACCTAGACGGAACGATTACGGCGGTATAAATATGAGCTCATATCAGATTGACTACACCTCACGAGATTTTTCTGGTCTTAAAAATGACCTCATCAATCTTATTAACTACCGCACAGGTAAACAGTGGAACCCTACTGACTACAGTGATCTAGGTAACGTTCTTGTAGAAGCCTTTGCATACATGGGCGACGTTATGTCTCACTACCTTGACCGTGTAGCAAATGAAACATCTGTTTCTACGGCTATCCAGCGAGACACTCTTCTTTCTTTTGCATCTCTCTATGGTTACAAGCCTTCTGGTCCTACCCCAGCTAGCTGCACAATCCAATTCACCAACATCAGCAGCAACACTATTGACCTGCCTGTAGGAACTCAGGTTATGGCTCCGCTTAACTACGGACCATTTGCACAGGTTTACTTTGAAACAACCCAGGCTGCTTATGGAGTTATTCCCGGACAGGTAATTAACCTTACAGCTCAAGAAGGAAAGACTGTTAACACAGACCGCCCTGACTTGATTGACCCTACCTATAACAAGCCGCTTCCTATCAGCCTTGGAACTTCTGATGGTACAGCAAACCAAAACATCCCTATCTTGGATGTAGGCATCATTGATAATTCATTGGTTGTATATGTAGGACAAGGCGTGGCATTTGCTCCATGGTCTTACGTAACCAGCTTGGCTGAGTATGGCCCACAAGATCGCGTCTTTACTACTATCTTAAATAGTGATGGCACAGTTACCGTTGTCTTTGGAGATAACATCAACGGAGCGATCCCACCAGCCAGCCAGCTTATTAGCGCAACCTATAAGACAAGCGCAGGTGCTGCCGGAAACATTATCTCTCAGGTTGTTTCAGAACTTACCTTTGTACCTGGCAACACTGATCCACAAGTTCTTTCTTACTTTACTGTAACTAACCCAAGCCCAGCTATTGGCGGTGCAGACTCTGACGATACTACAGCTTTGCGCTCAAAAATCACAGCGTCTATTACGGCTCGTAAGCGTGCAGTTACCTTGGCAGACTACTCTGCTTTGGCATTGACAGTTCCTCAGGTAGGTAAAGCAAGCGCTGCGGCCTCAGTCTATTCCTCTGTAAACCTTTATCTGCAGACACAAAATGACTCAACTACAACTCCTGGGCTTACAGTAAACGCCGTATCAATCGCATCTATTACTGCTACAGGCACCGTAGTAACAGTTAACACCACTACTGCACACGGTTTTGTAGCCGGCCAAGCCGTAGTTCTTACAGGTAACGTACCAACTGCATACAACTTTGCAGGCGTTCTAATCGCCTCTGTGCCTACAACCACATCGTTTACAATTGCAAGTACTGTTACAGGAACGCTAACTACTGCGGGAACCGCCACAGTTACCACCCCAACCGCAGCATGGACTACGTTGTCTACAGCTGTAACTAAGTACATGGCAGATAAAATTCCTATTGGAACTACCCTTACAATTTTGCCCCCTACATATATTCCTGTATACGTATCACTTACAGTTACGATTGGAAGCGCGTACTCACAGGCCGCTACTAAGCTGGCTGTGTACCAGGCGTTTTTAGGAGCTAACGGAGTCTTTACTTACTCTAACAACTTGTTTGGTGACACGATTCCTCTATCGACTATCATTTCTGCTGCACAAAACGTAACAGGAGTTATCTCTGTAAACGTCACACAATTAAATACAGATAACAGCAGCACAGTAAGCACAATCTCTTTGGCAGCAAATCAGATCCCTTATTTGCTATCAACAAACCTAGTAATTACAGCTACGGGCGGGCTATAATGGAAAACCTGAAAGGTAAGGAATACTAATGACCGCGTCATATCCTACTAGTGTCAAGCCGTTTACCCCTAAGGTAGACCTTCAAGACACCGTAATTGCAGATCACGTAAACGCTCTGCAGCTAGAAGTAGCAGCTGTTGAAACAACTCTTGGTGTCACACTCAGCTCTTCTGATGGCCCGCTTATCTCTACTTGGTCAGGTGCGTTTGCTCGTACTACTGCCTGGGATAGCTTGACTCATCGCATTAACAATATTGAATCTGGTCTTGTTAATGGCGTAGTGGGTAGCCCGTATCTTCAAAAGTCTGGTGACACAATCAACCCAGCTGGAGTTGTTGGTGTTACCCTTACTGCACAGTCTGGTACAGCAAACCTTCTTGAAGCACGCCCTATCGGTGGGGCAACTCTTAACTTTAACCTTGACTACACTGGCCTTCCAAAGGTTGGAACAGCAAATGTTTTGTATGTAGGAAGCACTGATTACAACACGCTTACTACTAACATCTCTACTGCAACTACTACAGCCAACTCAGCGTTAAGCACAGCTAATGGTGCAGCAGCTGCTGTAGGAACCTCTCTTCATCCATTCCTATTAATGGGAGTATAATTTAAATTATGGCACGTTATGGGTTCGGGATATATGACCGGTTTAAGTATGGCGAAAAAGACAACTCCGCCATTTACTACAACTCCGGTATTACTGCATTTGCCTATGACTATGCCAAAATTCAGATTACATGGGGAAGAGTAACTCCAGATCCAGGCGATCCTACACCAGTTAACTGGATGTTGGTAAAGACTTATACAGGAACTCCAGATAACCCATTTGATGGTATCAAGATAGCTGGAGACATATATACAAACTACACAACCACTTATTACGATGATGTGACTGCAGCTCTTGGGCTAGAAGTAACTTACTCGTTCTGGATCTTTAATGGTAATGGCTGGGTATTCTGTGGCTCTTCAACAACAGTTGGTGTACCTAATAAAGACATGCTAGCTCAGGTATTGCGTTGGCTACCTAGGGCATGGGAAAACTCATCTCAAGGTATTGGTGACGCAACAGGTGAGCCTGGAACCGGTGACTTTGTCAACACTATGAGTGGCCTTACTTTTGCATACGACAAGCTTAGAACCCAGGCAAGCATCCTTGCAAACAGCGCTAACCATATCTATGCTCCTAATGAAATATTAAAGTACAAAGTAACTGACTTTGGATTTAACTATGAACCTAGTCTTGGTGACCCCTACCACCGCACTCTTTACAATGCTGGTAACGTAATCAACGGCCTTAAAGGAACATCTCAAGCTATCAAGGCATACACAACTGCTCTTACTCATTTAGACGCAAACGTAACTGTAGGCAACAACCTAATGCTTGACTACAACGATTCTTCCTTTGAAGAAACTGTAGGTCGTTGGGTAGCTAGCTCTGGAACGTTTA